AAGAACCGTGCAGCAGGCGGAGCCTTGAGCAAAGGCAAAAAACGTTAGTGCCGCACTAACATCGCGCCGTAAGGCGTTGCGAGGAGAAGAAATGAAAATAGTAAATGGTAAGGCGTTGCTGCTTAAGCTACGCAATCCCAACCGTGTCACTGACAGCATCCGCAAAAGTAAGGCGACTGGTCCACATGAAGTCGTAGTCAACTGGGGTGTGCAAGAAACACATACCCTGCGGGACATGAATATTAACGTGCCATCACCTATTAGTGGACGTTATGACTGGCCAGGGAGATACAAGCCCTATGAGCACCAACGCAAGACAGCTGAGTTCCTAACGCTGCATCCCAAGGCGTTCTGTTTCAACGAGCAGGGTACAGGCAAGACCGCATCGGCTATCTGGGCGGCTGACTTCCTAATGAAACAAGGCGTAATCCGACGAGCCTTAATAATATGTCCACTGTCTATCATGGACAGTGCATGGCGTGATGATCTGTTTGAGGTAGCAATGCACCGCACGGTGGACGTGGCCCATGGGTCTGCCGCCAAGCGCAAGAAGATCATAGACAACGGTGCCGAGTTCGTCGTGATAAACTATGACGGTGTAGAGATCGTCGAGGAGAACATACGCAACGGTGGGTTCGACCTTATTATTGTCGACGAAGCAACACACTACAAGAACGCACAGAGTAAACGGTGGAAGTGTCTCAACCGTCTGGTCACCGAAGACACATGGTTGTGGATGATGACAGGTACACCCGCTGCGCAGTCCCCCCTCGACGCATACGGCATAGCCAAGCTAGTCAACCCATCGGCAGTGCCGAGGTTCTTTGGTTCGTTCCGCGACCAAGTGATGTTCAAGATAAGTCAGTTCAAGTGGAGGCCGAAAGAGAACGCAACCGAGACTGTGTTCAACGCACTGCAACCTGCCATCAGGTACACTAAAGAGCAGTGCCTGGACCTGCCCGACATGACATACGTGAAGCGGTTTGTTGAGTTAACACGCCAACAGAAAAAATACTATGAGATACTGAAGCAACGACTTGTGATGGAAGCAGCAGGTGAGGAGATCACCGCAGCCAATGCAGCCGTGGCTATGAACAAGTTGTTACAGATCAGTGCAGGGGCAGTCTACGCCGACAGTGGTGACACGCTAGAGTTCGACATCAAGAACAGATACAACGTACTCAAAGAAGTTATAGACGAGAGCAGCCAGAAGGTTCTCGTGTTTGTACCGTTCAAGCACACTATCGACATACTGACAGAGCGTCTGCGCAAGGACGGACATACCGCCGAAGTGATTCGCGGAGATGTGCCTGCGTCGAAGCGCACCGAGATATTCAAGAGGTTTCAAGATACCCCAAACCCCAAGATATTGGTGATACAGCCTCAATCGGCAGCACATGGTGTGACTTTAACGGCAGCGAATACTGTTGTATGGTGGGGTCCGACCTCGTCTCTTGAGACCTACGCTCAAGCTAACGCACGTGTTCACAGATCAGGACAAAAGCATCCATGCACCGTCGTGCAGCTCCAAGGTTCTGCTATTGAAAAACACGTCTACGCATTACTTGATAGTAGAATAGACGTACACTCAAAAATGATCGACCTTTACAAAGAAATACTTGACTAGCATAAGACTAGATAGTATCTATAAGGTCTCAGCAAAGGAGAACATCATGAGCGATGAAAAAGTATCCGTCGAAAAGCTGACGCGCACATATATAAAAATTCGTGATAGACGCGCTCAGTTGTCGGCAAAGTTCAAAGAAGAAGACGAAGGTCTCAAGGCACAGCAAGACAAGGTAAAGCGAGCGTTGCTTGACTATTGCAAAGAGCAAGATGTCGAGAGTGTGCGTACTTCCGCAGGTCTGTTCTACCGTTCGGTCAAGAAGCGGTATTGGACAAGTGATTGGGAGTCGATGCACAAGTTTATTCTGGAGCACGAAGTGCCAGAGTTCTTGGATAAGCGTCTTAATCAAACCAACGTAAAGCAGTTCCTCGAAGACAATCCTGACTTACTACCCCCAGGATTGAACGTGGACTCTGAATACGCAATTTCGGTGAGGAAGAAATGACTGAAGCAAAAGACAAAAGCCCTTTCGTAACTATCGAGAACCTAGCGCAGTATTTCTGTGTGTCGGTCTCTACCATCCGTGCATGGGTACGGCAGGGCTATATCCCAGAAACAACTTACATCAAGTTGGGGAACACGTATCGGTTCAACCGCGATCAGGTGTCGGAAGCACTGACAGCTATGCGGAAGGACGATGTAGAGCAAGAGCATAACACGTTAACTGTTACCGCCGAAGGTACAACAGGCACGGTTATGATCGAAACTAAATCCGAAGAAGATCAGCTAGAGTTCGATTTCGATGCTGACGAAGATGTGTAAGGAGAACACAATATGAGTGAACTAGACCTTTTTAAAGGCAACAGCCTCGTAAGCAGTGATCTGTTTAAGTCATTACAGTCCACTGCCGATAACTTGTCAGGTGGTACTGGCGGTGGTATGCGCCGCATCAGCTTCCGTGGCTCTCGTTTTCGGGAATTGGTTGGTGGCGAACAGGTAAACGTCAACAACAGCGGCTCTTTGAATGTTGTTATCTTGGACGCAGCTAAAGTATCTCGCACCTACTATGCAGGTACATACGATGCCGAAAACCCTGCGGCACCGACTTGTTGGTCAGCAGACACACAACGTCCTGCACCCGATGTACCAGACGGACAACGCCAAGCGTCTCGCTGTGCAGACTGTCCGATGAACGTACGTGGTTCTGGTCAAGGTGAGACACGTGCTTGCCGCTTCTCGCAACGTATCGCCGTGGCGCTAGAGAACAGCTACGATAAAGTATATCAAGTTAACTTGTCTGCGACTTCGGTCTTCGGCAAGCCAGTTGATGGCAAGATGCCAATGCAGGCGTATGCCAACTATCTGAACGCACACAAGGCACCGCCCTCTGCTGTGGTGACTGAGATGTACTTCGACGAGAACAGCGATGTACCGAAACTGTTCTTCAAGGCAGCGCGTCCGTTGGATGAAGATGAATTAAAACAAGTTATCGAACTGCGTGAGCATGAAGATGTACAACGTGCAATCACCATGTCTGTGTCACAAGCAGATGGTGTGAAGAAAGACGCACCGAAGAAGTCCAACAACGTGTTGGAAAAAGCAGCACCCGCCGAGGCGGATGATGCACCCGTGGAAGAACCCGTGAAAAAGGTCAGCAAAAAAGAAGAGGCAAAACCCTCTACAGAAGACCTTAGTGATCTTGTCGACGCATGGGATGACGACGAGTAATAACGGAGCCGTGACTGTAACAGGTCACGGCATTTCTTTCATGGGCAAGAGCAATGCAAACAAAAACATTCCTACAAAGCGTAGTAGCCCACGAAGGTTGGTACTGCGTATTTGCTGCCAACAAGACAGGGCAACGTAAACAAAAATTCTACGACAGCATAGATCATGTGATGGATGCTGCACGAGACTTCGACGCAAACGGATACGATGCGTACTTCGCACTCGCTACTTTCGGCGAAGCAGGGTCACGGCGCAAAGACGCCGCCCTCAAGATGCGATCATTCTTTATGGACTTAGACTGTGGGCCGAGCAAAGAGTTCCCCACGCAGCAACAAGCTATTAAAGAGTTACGCAAGTTCTGTAAACAACTTAACCTGCCAAGACCTATGACGGTTAACTCCGGTCGCGGTGTTCATGTATATTGGCCCCTGAGCGAGGACGTATCCTGCGCCGAATGGGAACCTGTAGCAGAACGACTTAAGGCGTTATGTGCCAAGCACAGCTTTCCTGCTGATCCTGCGGTCACGGCTGATGTCGCGCGTATCTTGCGTGTACCAGAAACGCATAACCACAAGAGCGATCCCCCTGCAAAAGTACAGGTGTTTGGATTAGAACAGGTGCAACCTGTTGACTTCGACGCGTTCTCTGAGTTGCTCGGGGCCGACCCGATACCAGTTCCTAAGAAGTTCACGCCAATGAGCGGCAGCAATGCGGTGATGGACGCACTGATGGGCAACCGCGAAAACTATTTCAAAGACATTATGGTCAAGACAGGGAAGGGTAACGGCTGTGCGCAGCTTGCCTACATCTACAAAAACCAGTCAACGATGTCGGAACCGATGTGGCGCGCAGGGTTGTCGATTGCGAAGCATTGCGTCGACGCAGACAAGGCAGCGGTGCGTATATCTGAAGGGCACCCTGACTTCACACCAGACGAGATGTACAACAAGATGGACCGCATCAAGGGTCCGTACCTGTGCAGTACGTTCGACGAATATAATCCTGACGTGTGCACAGGCTGTCCACTGTGGGGCAAGATCAAGTCACCGATCTCTCTGGGCGCGAAGATCAAGGAAGCGACAGAAGAAGACAACATAATAGAGTTAGAGACAAAGTCTCCTGACGAAGAGCCTACGCAGTACGTTATTCCGACATACCCGCGCCCATTCTTCAGAGGTGCAAACGGTGGTGTGTATATACGAGGCGAGGATGCAGAGGGTAATCCTGACGAGAAGTGCATCTACCATAACGACCTATATATTGTTCGTCGTGTTACTGACGGGGAGCAAGACATGTTGGTGTTCCGTCTGCACCTACCAAGAGATGGAATACGTGAGTTCACTGTGCCGCAGATCGCAGTCACGTCGAGAGACGAGTTTAGGAAGGCGATTGGTTCGAAAGGGGTAACGGCATGGGGTAATAATTTGGAGGCATTGATGTCTTACAGTATCAGGTGGATTGAAGAATTGCAGCATAACAGTGCCGCTGACGTAGCGCATACACAGTTCGGTTGGTCTGACGACGAGGGCAGCTCGTTTATTCTTGGGGATCGCGAGATATTCCCTGACCGAATAGATTTTAACCCTGCATCGACTGCGACTGCCTTTGCTTTCCCATGGTTCACACCGAAGGGATCACTGGATGGGTGGAAGCACAACGCTGAGTTCTTTAACCAAAGAGGCATGGAGTTATACCAACTCGTGGTATGCGCTGGTTTCGGCAGTGTACTAATGCGTAACTCGTTTCTGTATGGTTGTTTGCTACATCTGCACAGTAAAGATTCTGGTCTGGGCAAAACCACTGCGATGAATATGGCGATGACTCCATGGGGCGACCCTGAAGGTCTTATCTTGAAAGAGCGTGACTCGATTAACTCGCGCATGAACCGTGCCGAAGTCTACCGCAACCTACCATTCTGTACTGACGAGATAACAAACA